TTTTATCTATTTAGCACAAATTTTCCATATTGTATTGAGTTTAACTCATCAAGTTCATCTCTCTGTACGATATAAACTTGACCTGAGATTTCTTCCCAAGTATATTGTCTATACTTTCTCCAATGAAAGTTAAACCCACGGAATCCCCATTGGAATAGTTCTGTTACCAGGACTAAAGGATGCTGATCGTATCTTATTCTGGGAGTTTTTGCTTGGTATAAAAATGTGCAGAGAGTTCCAGGATCAGGGACAGGAGTAACGGTATCATTGAGAGCATCCATGATCAGTATCATCTGATCTTCAGTGTCCATGGTCTCATTTAATTTTGCGAGTATGGGTTCGATACGGTTCATCTGATTCCGAGTTCTTTCTCTGTGATTATTTTGAATTCAATTCTTCTATCAGCACAGAACTCAACAGCAGCTTTCCATTTTGCTTGGTTGACTGCATAGGTTGTACACTCACGTATCAAAGTTTTCTTTTGCTTTTTACCTGGCACTGGTGGTAGAGTTTCTCTTTTTGGTTTTACTTCTACCACGTAAGTTTTAATTGTGCCTGTACTCTCCTTGACTTTAATAATAAAGTCTGGGTAATACTTATGAACTCGTCGATCGACTGGAGATACATATGGAATGTAAAACTCCTCACTACCCCACTCAAGAATATTTTCGTTTAGATCACAGTAACGACAAAACTTTCGCTCCCAACTACTACGGCAGATAATATTTTCAACATTACCTTTATATTTCTTTGGATGCGAAGGTTTGTATTTACTTTTTATGCTTTCTCCCATACATAGTATATAAGGTAAAAAACTATTTATAGATGCCTAGCGTAAAAACAGTTGATGATATTAAATCATCAATACTAAGACCATCAATAACATCGCATTTTCTAGTGGAGTTTGCTTTACCCTCTGGGGGAGCAACGGGAGCTGATGCTTTGACGCAGAAACTTAAGTCTGCTGGTATTACATTTAGTACTAGTCAAGAAACACTGAACTTACTCTGCTCTGAGGCAGTTCTACCAGGATCTAGTATTGCGACTATGGAGATTAATAATGATCATACTGGTGTGACTGAAAGGCACGCACATAGAAGATTCTTTGATGATAGAATTGACTTTACTTTTTATGTTGATGTGGAAAATTATCTACCCATCATATTCTTTGAGACTTGGATTGACTTTATAACTGGAGCAGGAACCACTGGAGACTTTGTATCTGCTGATCGTAACACCCTTGGCAGTAAAAACTATTACTATAGAATGAATTATGCAGATGATTATACTGCTGATAGAGGACTCAAAGTATATAAGTTTGAGAAAGATTATGGGAAAAAGGCTAAAAGTCCACTATCCAATCCTCAATGGAATCCCACTGGACAATATCTAGAGTATGAATTTTACAGGTCATTCCCAATATCAATTAACTCAATGCCAGTCTCTTATGAGGCAGCAAATCTTTTGAAGTGTACTGTGTCCATGAATTATATTCGCTATACTCTTAGAAGGTCTGGCGATCCTAGCATTGCTGCAGATACTCCAACAGAATCATCTCAAACTCCTCCAGCAGCATCACCAGTACAAAAAATTCAAACCGCACAAAACGCTCAGGCATCACAAGGTAATAGTACTAACGGACCTGGAACTCAATTTGTTGATAGGGATAGTGCTAGTGGAGGTAGTTCTGCAAATGATGGACCATTATTACTTCCCGATGGAAGTCCTGCTTATGATTCAAGCGGAAACCTACGCTCCATGTTTTAATTTCTAAACACGCACTAAATAATCATACTGAAATAATACTTATAGGATATTATGCCTTTACCAAAGATTGCTACACCAACATATGAACTTGAGTTGCCATCGACAGGAGAACCAATTCAATACAGACCTTTCCTTGTAAAAGAGGAAAAGATTTTAGTCATTGCTCTGGAGAGTGAAGATACCAAACAGATTACTACTGCCATCAAAGGTGTTATTAAAAACTGTATTAAGACAAAGGGTATCAAAGTAGAACAACTCCCTACATTTGATATTGAATTCCTCTTCCTAAACATTCGTGGTAAGTCTGTTGGTGAAGAGATTGAACTCAATATTGTTTGTCCTGATGATGGTGAAACTGAAGTTCCTGTCTCAATTAATATTGATGACATTAAAATTCAGAAAGATGAAGAACATGATAATAAGATTAAGATTGGTGATGACTTGATGATGGTAATGAAGTATCCTTCTTTGGAACAATTTATCAAAAACAACTTTGACTTTGAAGATAAGAATGCGATGGACCAATCATTTGATTTGATTGCAGCTTGTATTGAATCTATTTGTAGTGAAGAAGAGGTATGGGCAGCGGGAGATTGTACCAAGAAAGAAATCAATGAGTTCCTTGAGTCTATGAACTCGTCGCAGTTTAAGGGTATTGAGAAGTTCTTTGAGACAATGCCTAAGTTATCGCATACTGTTTCCGTGACTAACCCTGCTACTAAAGTTAAGAGTGATGTTGTACTTGAGGGATTAGCGTCTTTTTTCGCGTAGGCATGGTTCATATGAACCTTGAATCATACCTCAGGTTAAATTTTTCGTTGATTCAGTATCATAAATACTCATTAACGGAGATTGAAAATATGATACCATGGGAACGTGATATCTACGTCGCTTTATTACAACAACATCTTGAAGAAGAAAAACTAAAGCATCAGCAATCGAATGGCATCTAGGACTAGCACCGATCCACTAGAAATACTCTTAGAGATGGGTGTTGACCTAGATAACCTCTCTGAGGATGAGGATTATCTTAGTGCCTTAAAAGAAGCAGTTGCTACCATTGAATTTCAAACCAAAGGAAAGGGTGATGATCGTAGTACGGTTCTCAGGCAGGAAGTAGTAAAAGAAAGAAAAAGAAGAAAGTCAAAAGATACTAAGTTTAACGCAAAGAAGACAAAAATATCTGCAGATACTTTTAAGAAAGGAACTGCATCCGAAGTACGCGAGAATATAAAAACCGGAGTAATAGATCCGTCTAAATTAAAATTTGATTCGGTTGAGGTTGGACCAAAACCAAAAGCATTATCCACTAGTGCGATAGTTTCCTATCAGGAACCTGAAGCAGAAGAAGATACTAAAGCGAAGACAAAGAAAAAAGAAAAACCAACAAATCTTTTAGAACAAATTGCTAAGTCGGTTACTAATATTGCCGATACACTTAAGGATCAATATAATTTAAAGAAGAAAGCGGGTGAGTTTGATAGAAAGAAAGCACAGAAAGATAAGAGAAAACTTAATGAAAGTAATTTAGAGAAAGGATTCTCTGCATTATTTAAGACAGCACAAAAAATAATTGCACCTGTCAGAGGAATTTTTGATAGGATATTTGGTTTCATTGCAAATATATTACTTGGAAAGTTTTTAGCTAAACTGATAGGTTGGATATCTAAACCAGATAATCAAAATAAATTAAAAAATATAATACAATTTCTAGGTAAACATTGGCCTAAGTTACTATCGTTATATCTTGTATTTGGTACTGGACTAGGAAGATTTATCTTTAGACTTACCAAGACTCTAATTGGTGGTGCGATAAAACTTACTGTTGCTATTGCAAAATTATTAGCAGCAAAGAAATTAAAAGGTGCAAGAGGAGTAGCACGATTCCTTGGTGGTAAAAAAGGAAAACTTATAGCTGCTGGACTCGCAACTGCAGTGACAGTTGGAGGTACTTACGCTGCTACTAGTGGATTAGCAGGTGGAGGTGAAGAAAAACAGGCACAAGGATTCTCTGGTGGTGGATTAGCAAAACCACCAAAAGTAGAACCACTTCCTAAAAATGCAGAGAGAAAGCAGGGAATGTCTGGTGCTCAGAAGGGCATGGCATTTGGATCTTTATTTGGTCCACTTGGAATGGCTGCCGGTGCTGGTATCGGTTCTTTGTTTGATAATTTTGGTAATAAAAAAGACGATACTGTAAAACTATCTTCTCCTGCAAAAGTAGAACTTGAAGTTCCATCTGGAACTGGATCTGAAGGTGAGGTAGATGGTCCTGGTGGAACTGATAAAGTACCAGCAATGCTTACTGCTGGTGAGTTTGTTATGTCTCGTGGTGCCGTACAAAAGTATGGTGTTAAAGCACTCGAAGGAATGAACGCTGCTGGTGGAGGAACTAATCTACCAAAAATGGTGAAGGATAAAGTTTATGCT